AAGTTCATTATTTTTCTTCATTAATTGTTCATTTTGGAGAACCAAAGCATCCATAATTTCTTTATTTTGCGTAATAATATCCATAATGGATGGTTTTTCTTCCAGGTTCTCTTGGGTTATCATATAATTATTCATACGAGGACAGGTCTTTTTATGTTTCCATAAAGACGAATGATGCTTATATTTTTTACCACAATCACATAAAAATGCTTTGGCGACTTTTGGCGACTTTTGTGTAGCATTTTGTAGTATTTTGTGTTTTGCAGTTAATAAATGCTTATTAAAATCACTTTGTTTACTACATATATAATTACATTTTTCACATAAAAATTTTTTGGCGACTTTAGGCGATTTTTGTGTAGTCATATGTAGTATAAAATAGACTACAAAAAAAATCGCCTAAATAAAACGAATGAAAATGAAAAAAAAATTATGCTAACAAAAATTTCAATAAAAAATGACATTTACTGCATTCTCGTCACAACTCGATTTTTCACTTTTTTCTGTAAAAAAGTATTTTGAAAAAATGAAAATTGGACAATTTTAAATTGTCCAATTTTGAAATTTTCAAAAAAGAATCTCAAATAAAAAAACACTTTTTAAACAATTACTCATTAATACCGGAATTCTGACTTATTTTCTCAATTACCTTACTTATTGTGGTTTCCTGGGGAACACCTGGTAGTATATTACGATGTATTGAAAGACATTTCTGAGTAAAATCCGACTCTATGTCCTTATATTCTTCTTGGTTCTCCTGTTTTTCTTTCATCAAACATTCAAATCCTTTTCTGGAAACCTCTCTAATCCCTTTTTTGAGTGTATTTTGAGAACCTTCTTTATCCCATTCATTATTATTTTTTATGTAAATTGTCTTTCGTTTTTTATCCGTGCAATGAATGGGTCTTTTATGAGTTCCTAGTTCACGTAGGTTCTCTATAAACAACTTGGAAACTCCATTAACATATCCAACTTGAGCTTGATGTTCCAAGTCTTCAAATGACACCTTTATATTTTCAATGAATTCCGAAAAGTTGATAGCATCTTTACAATCTTCGTTTAAAAAAACATTCAAATTAAATTGGTTATTATTCGTAGTAGTATTATTATTACCTATTTTTGGAATCATTTCTTGTATTGTATCTTTTAGTTGTTGTGTTTCTTTTTTATGTTCTTGATTTTGAACCACTAATAAATTCATTAGCTCTTTATTTTGTGAAATTAGATTTAAAATTGTAGAGTTATCAGAATTATTTTCCATTGTTATTACATCCGTTTGTTCAATCATTACACTACATTTTTTTCTATGATACCATAAACTACTTCTTGATTTATATATTTTCCCACATTTACATTCAAATGAAGTGGCGTTTTTTGGCGTTTTTTCTGTTCGAATTATGTTATTTTTGTGTTTTGCAGTCATTAAATGTCTATTATAGTCGCTATTTTTACTGCATTTAAAATTACAACATTTACATATAAATTTTTCTGAACTATGAGGCGTTTTCATATGTTCTAAATGTTCTAAAATATTAGAACAAAAAAAACGCCTATAATTAAACGAGTAAAAATATAAAAAAAACTTATGCTAACAAATTTTTCAATAAAAAACGGAATTTACTGCATTATCGTCACAACCCATTTTTTCGTTTTTTTTCTGAAAAAGTATTTTGAAAAAATGAAAATTGGACAATTTAAAATTGTCCATTTTTGAATTTTTCAAAAAAGAATCTCAAATTTTTTTTATTATAATAATATAGATGGTTCGTATAAAAATAAACAAAAGTGATAAAGTTCCTATCCGATATGTTCCTATGAATTTAACAAGAAAAGATAAAGCAAATCAAATAAAGTATTTGAATAAATCAAGGAAAGATTATAAGAAAGGTAAATATTTTATAAGACCTAAAGTAAAGAGTTTTAAAAGTCGTCGTTCAAATCATTTAAAACGATTAAAAATATTATATAAAGTTCCTAATGCGTTACCTAGTGAAGAATTAGCGAAAAAGAGTAAATGTGATATAGATATTCTAAAAAAAATAGTGAATAAAGGCGAAGGTGCTTATTTAAGTTCAGGTTCTCGACCGAATCAAACACCAGCAAGTTGGGGATATGCGCGTTTAGCATCTGCTTTAACGGGTGGAAATGCGGCATTAGTAGATTTCCATTTACTTGAAAAAGGTTGTAAAAAAAATAGTAAATCATTAAAACTTGCAAAAAAATTAAAAGGTAGAAGTAAAACAAAAAAAATGAGACGTATGTAGCAATCTAAATAGTGTAAAATTTATATTTATACTAATAAATATAAATGTAAAAACTAAATATAAACATTAGACAATTATTTAATAAAATGAACGCAGATAATAACAGAGTCTTAGAGATAAAAAGTGTTCAAGTATCTCCTATACGAAATATGATAACAGCATTGAAAGATGTATTAACAGACGCTCCTATTACATTTACAAAGCAGGGTTTAAAAATTATAAATTTTGATAAAACGCATACGATATTAGTAAATGTAATATTATTTGCTGACCGTTTCGAGCATTATAGGTGCGAACCGGATAAAATAATAGTTTGTGCAAATACATTACATTTATTTAAACTCATATCGACAATGTCGAATGATGATACACTAACAATTTATATTGACAAGGAAGACTATCATGATGGTGTTGTATCTCATTTAGGATTACAATACGACAATGGAGATATAAAACAACGTTATACACAAAAATTAAGATTGATTGAACCAGATCCGGAGGAACTGGTAGTTCCAGATGTAACATATCCAATTACAATAAATCTACCAACGACAGATTTTCAAAAGATTATAAGAGATATGAATGGTATATCTGATAGAATTGAGATAAAATCGTCTGGAAATGATCTAGTTTTTGCGTGTTCAGGAACATTTGCGAGTTCCAATATATTCCGTTCAGAATCAGATGGGAATATGGAATTTTCGAGAAAACCTGATATGTCTATTGTAGTACAAGGAGAGTTTTCCTTAAAAAGTCTAAGTCATTTTATCAAGTGTACTCCATTATGCACTAACCTGGAGTTGTATCTGGGAAATGACCTCCCATTAATTGCTAAATATGACGTAGCAAGTTTGGGAGAAATAAGAATGTGTCTCGCTGACCTACCGCGATTATAATGTTGTTATAGTCATTTACAATGCCAAATAATAATTATTAAGAATAATTATTATAATAAGTGTTTACTATTTACTTTTTGAAAGATGATGCTTCTGCGTGTTTTTTAAAAAGACAACCTTCCTTAGATAAATTAGTAATATCAATCATCATATATGGGTCTTTTACACTACAATCTGTCATCCATATCTTAACTACGCAGAAATTGCGCTTAGGAGATACAGTAATTCCGGTAACCTTCTTATTAATATTAGCAGTCTTAAATAATGTTTCTCCGCAAATAGCATAAAATAAGTCTTTCCATACATTAACAACAACTTTGTTTAATACTTTAAATGAAAAACAACCACCATTACAATTAGCAGGGTCTTCCCACATAGGTTTTACATTATTTCGCATAGCAAATAGCATACAATGTTTAATAATTTTATCAGGAAGACTTTCATTAACAATTATAGCAGTTTCAACATTATTAATACACGATAAAATATTATGATAGCTATTTAAGTCCCAATTTTTATCCTGTGGTAAATGGTAATACAAATCCCATATACCAAGTAAGGGATGATTTGCTTTGCTAAGCGTGACGTTGGCATGCATCGTCTCTATAATATATCATATATTATTTTTAAATACATTTAAATTTAATTATTTAATCATCTTTTTTATTACTAGTCTCACTGTGAATAGTTAATATTTCATATGTTTTTAAAGATAAACGAACATATTTTTCAGATGTAATAACAACATTCTTTATATTTGAGTCTAAAATATTTACCTTATAATTTGTATCGAATACATAAGGTTCAGACTGATAATTCAAACATTTAAAAATAAAACAAGGTGAAAATAATTCATTTCCTGTCACGAGATATTTTGAATCGATGGTAATTGGTATAGTATTTTTCATTTTGGGATGCGAATAATCAATAGACAAGAAAAAATTGCGTGTTTTTTCTACATTATAAATATCATTATATTCGACGTCCTCGTGAGATTTGTTCTCAATTACACGTGATATAATTAAATCATCGGTAACATTTTTATAATGTATTAAAACTAAATAATCTAACTCATTTTTCTTTATAAGTGGTTTTACAATATTGAAAAAATCTTTATAAATATTTACAACTGCATTTAAAATGTCCTTCGTTTCCGTGTTGTATAATAATGAATCTGAATTCAAATATTCCTCTTTATATGTTTCATCTTTATAACAAATTTTGAAATAAGAAAAAGGAGGTTCAATATAATAAGGAACTGAAATTTTTTTGAAGGAATGTAAACCGTTTTCGAATGTATCTATTGCGCGATGAAAAGTTTCATTTGTTTCGTATAACCAGTTGTAATTAATCTCAAAATGCGTTTTTAAAAAATTAAAGAAGATGAATAATTTTATACCAACAAATGTAAAAAACATTCTAAGTTTTTCATCAATATTTTCGAAGTTCATTAAATCATTATTATTATCGAACATAGTATATAAATATTAGTTGTAAAAAATCTTTAAGTTTTATTTTTTATAATAGAAATTCATCAGTCAGTGGAATCAAAACTATCGCTACTTGCGTTATCGATATCAACACCATTTTGTCTAACATCTACATTTACTTTATCCTGTTTATCTTTGGGTGTTTCAATCGTTTCGATTTTAGTAATTAAAGTATCTATACGCGCTACAGTTTGAATGCAATTTGAGTATGTTTCTCTTAAGTTCAAAAGACCTTTTTTTGCTTCCAATAAATGATATTTGTATATGGCATTTTTTGTGGTATCTCGTGCATACTCATCTAAAGAACGAATAATAATTCGGTTTATTTTTTTTATAGTTTCATCACGACTATCTTGTCGTAACCATCTGCGAACACTTTCTGGAATATAACTGGGTTGTTCCAAATTCAAGTAAATACCAGATGTGTATAATTTGGTATTTATCTGTACTTTACTCATTACTATTAAATTGACTATCAATTCGTCGTCGGCGTTCATTGATTACTTATAATATAGTGAGTTCTTTTTATTACACTTTTATATACGCATATAATAAATATGAAAAATGGTTTATTTATATTCAGAAGAGATTTAAGAATATTTGATAATAATGCGTTATATAATGCATGCAATGAGTGTGATAATGTGTATTGTTGTTTTATATTTACACCAGAACAAATATCATCAAAAAATGAATATAAGTCTGATAATGCTATTCAATTTATGGTGGAAAGCATAACTGAATTAATGAAAGAAATAAGCAACGTGAATGGTAAATTATTTTTATTATATGGTGACAATAATAAAGTTATTAGCGAATTGATTGATAAATTAAATATTAATGCTGTATATTTTAATAGGGATTATACACCGTATGCGCTTTTGAGAGACCATTCAATCAAAGAATTATGTATTGAAAATAATATTGTATGTAATGAATATCAGGATTATTATTTATATGAACCTGGTATTATAAGAAGTGGTACAGGGACATATTATAAGAAATTCACACCATTCTATAACAAAGCTTTGAAGATTAAAGTCGATATTCCAATACGTGCTAACCTAAGTAAACTCAAAGTCAAATATGTTACTATATCTCATTCGGTAACCCTTGATGATATTAAATCCAAATATTTCACAAGCAATAAAAACACTCTTATAATGGGTGGTAGAACAAACGCCATTAAACAATTAAAAGATACAAAAAACACACAGAAATCATACGACCAAATGCGTAATATATTAAACCATAATACAAGTTTATTATCTGCTTATATTAAATTTGGTTGCATTTCAATAAGAGAAGTATACCATTTTTTCAAAGAAACATTTGGATTGTCGAGTGAAATAATGCGTCAATTGATATGGCGTGATTTTTATGCACACGTTTTATTTGCTTATCCGACAGTTTTAGATAAAAACTCAAATAAAATTCGATGGATGAAAAATAAGGCATATTTTGACAAATGGTGTTCAGGTAATACTGGTTATCCTATTGTAGATGCTTGTATGAGACAACTAAACACAACTGGATGGATGCATAATCGTGGTCGTTTAATAACATCTTGTTTTTTAGTAAAAACATTATTATTAGATTGGCGAGAAGGGGAAAAATATTACGCTAATAAATTAATAGATTATGATGTAGCGAGTAATAATGGAAACTGGCAATGGATTTCTGGAACAGGTGTTGATGCAATGCCATATTTTAGAACATTTAATCCTTGGACACAATCTAAAAATTATGATACTAATGCGGAATATATTAAGAAATGGATACCAGAATTAAATGATGTCGAACCTAAAGATATACATACTTGGAATTTAACTTATAATAAATATAAAACAATACAATATCCAAAACCCATCGTAGACTTTAGTGAACAACGCGTTAAATCTTTAGAACTTTATAGAAAATATTTATAATTAGAACAAAAATGCGGTTAAATTTTTAATAATAAGTTTCAAATAATATATTTTACTATATTATAGAATGAAGCAACAAACTGCGTGGCAAAAGCATTTAATGGAGGTTTATAAGAACGGAAAACAGCAGAACCAAAATTATAAATTTGCTGATGCAATGAAAGATGCCAAAAAGGATTACAATAAACAACAAGGTGGAAAACAGAAGCAGCAACAGCAGCAACAGCAACAGCAGCAACAACAACAACAACAGCAACAGCAACAACAACAACAACAACAACAACAACAACAACAGCAACAACAACAACAAGGAGGATTTTTAGACTTTTTTGGAGGTAAGAAACAACAGAAACAACAGAAACAACAAGGAGGTAAAAATAAGAGTCGCAAACAGCAGAAACAACAACAAGGAGGTAAAAAGAACAAGAGTGAAAAGAAAAAAAATAAAACATCTAAACAGCAAAAAAATAAACAAAAGAAGTAAATTGGCATTATGAAGTATTATTAAAAATACATCATAATACGCATTGAATTATATATCAAGTGAAACTACATTCTTATTTTTATCAGATTTACGACGACTTTTTTTTGGAAGTATAGTATCGTTCATATCTTTAATACTAGAAATGCTAACTACAGAATCATTATCTTTTATGTCACTTCTAATGTCAACGCTTTTCGTTTTTAATCCAGCAAGTATATTATTTATATCACTATTCTTAGGTCCAGACATTTCAGGACGTCTGGGTGGTTCGTGAGTAGAAGTTTGTTGGTTCATACTAACACCGGATTCACGGAACATAGTAGAACCAATATCGTTATCATTGTTGGAAGTAAATTGCATACCGGGTCTTTGAGGAGGTGCTTGTTCGCGTGTTTTTACAGGTGCTGGCGGAGGATTATTCGTTCCTGGTTTATTTTGTTGTAATAATTCACTTGCGAAAGCCATACCGGGAGCAGTTTGTTTCATAGAACTTACAGTAGCATCGGTAAACATTCTCATAAGTTCAGGCGATTGTTTAATAACATCGTTAAAACCAGGAGCAGCAGTAGATAAAGCCTTATTACTAAAATGAACTACACTGGCACTAAAACCAAGACGCAATAACAAACTCAACTCTGGACTCATCTTACCACCTTTATATTTCTCGTGCAATTCCTCAAAAATCTCATTATAGCTATCGATATCTTCGCTGATAGATTCACCCCATCCATCCAATGAAACGCCAAATGGGTCAAGCATAGAATTTCCGTATTCAATCGTATTAACCATAGTAATTAACCAATTTCCTTGGATTTTTACTGCGTCACGTTTACGTTTGTCTTCTAGAGCAGATTCATATTCATCTTCTATCTCATCAAAGTCAGATTCCATATTGAGACGTGACATTTCTTTAATTAATCCCTTTTCATGCCAAGCATCTAATGCTTTTAGCATAGCTCTTTTCTTACGCCTCTTTTCACGATCGGATAAAGTAGTAACGGGTGCTGTTTTTTCCTGGAATCCCCCAACATTTCCCAATTTTGTAAAACCATCCCATGTTTTACTATGATTATTAATAGTTTCTGCAGTAGAAGAACCAAGTTTGGAGTCATTCTCAGTAACAGGTGCTACATTGGTATCGTCTTTAATACCAAACATAGATTTTGCGAATCCACCAAAAGAATTTGTTTCAACTGATTTTGTAGGGGCATCATCGCTTGAATAATTATTAGAAGTGGTGTTAGTAACATTTTTATTATTACTATCGAGATTAACATTAATGCTAGATAAATCATTTAATTCATCTTCAAGTTTATCTAATTCTCCTAAATCTATTTTAGTCTTACTTGTATCAGTGGAATTCTTATCATTCATAAGTAATTCGATACCTTCACCCAAAGAATTTGTAGATTTTGGATTATTATCACTGAGAGTGATACTAATAGGTTCTAAATCATTTAATTCTATTGTCTCCATAATTTATTATTATTATATAAAATTTATGTTTAAGTTCTACGCAATAATAATAATATTATTGGTTTTTAAATACCATAAACCTTGTAAAAAAGCATCGGCTAAATCGTCAATTTTCTTATGTGTTAATACGTGTTCTTTCCAGTCATTAAATGAAGGGTTTTCAATAATGCGTTTTGTATGAAAGACAGCGTCCATTTTATGTTGTTTATAATGTGAATCTTCTGCGTCGTGTTCTTTGGCAAATCCTTTTAATTTATTCGCCGATGATAAAAATTCGACTTGAATGTTATCAAAACGCATAATAAAATATTGCGCCAGCATACCTTGTATAGATTTCATACGGTTCGCAATGGGTGATATTTGGTTCTCTATAATAACACAATCCAAATTATCGAAATGAATCTTATTAAATTCCGATTTAATATTTTTACCAATGGTAATAAGGTCAATATTGGATGCGTTATTCTTTGATTTACCAATTTGTTCTAACATATTATTCTTAAAATAACTATTTAATTGTTCTATCATATTTTTCTTGGTTGTTTCTGGTGTGATATTAAACGATAATGTCAATTGTTTAATCGCATCAACTTTCATTTTATTTAAATAAGATGTCTTATATTTGGATAATGGCAATATGTATTTACTATTTTTAGAGTGTCTATCACAAAAATACTCGGTTCCTTTAAAAAACTTTGCTTTATTATTACAACAATGCTTGGTATCTGGAATATTTTTCTTTTTATTGCCTTTTTTAATTATATCAACATTACATTTATAATTATTTTTATCATTTTGTGGCATTAAATTGACTACATTCCAATCTATTATTTTAATGTGTTCTCCGGAAATATCAAAAAAACAATACGCCATATTCTTAATACCAACGTCAAAACTAAGAAGGCGCATTTATATATTTCATTTATAAGGGTTTATATGAAAACAATGACAAATTATTTATGAAAATACGTTATACATAAAAATAATTAGAATATATCTATATATTAAAATAATGAACCACGGAGTTTACGATTCTAAAATTCAGGATACAATATTATTCTACATTCAAATACCAGAAAACGCAGATGGTGAGAATATAAAGTTGAAAGCAGTAGATATCAATTTATCTTTTCTACCTATTTACGGAATTCATATAAAACGATTAATTTGTGAGAATAAAAATGTTGATATTGATGAAGAAGCAAACAAAATACATATAAATGAATTATATCAAGGAACCACTATTTATGTAGTGATTGAAATAAACGAAACGAAACATAGGGATAGTATTATAGCTTTCGATGATACAAGAATAGCCATAGATATTAACTATTTTGATGTAGAAGAAAATAAAAATACAAATTTATTATTAAACTCAACAATTACGTCACAAAATAATGATTATTTTGAAACGTTAATAAATGAAATTAAACAAGGAAATCGACCAAGAATAAAACCTTGTAGTAATACATTGTATTTGTACGATAGTGATAGTTCAGAAGACTACGAAATGTATAATTATAATTAGCTCTTTCAGTATTTTGAATAACTGCGATTATTATGGTCTCTGATAATAGTTGCTTTATGTGTCATATACTTGCGATAATCAGCATTCGTTTTTATTTCAGAGTTATGTAATATTTTATTATTATCCAATGCCTCTGGTTGCCAATATGCGTCTAGAACACTACCATCATGTTTTTTTATAGGAGGAACAATGGGTTGATTTACGTCTTTAAATAGTGAGAACATATTATAGGGTTTAATATCTTTTGTGAAAGGAGCATATTTTTTCTCGGAAATATAGGACATACTATTTATATATTATATACACGATATTATTGAACTAATAATAAATCAATGATAGTATTTTTTGTAGCATTATCTTCAATTTCAATATTATTCTGTTTTGCCATATCTTTCAAATCGGCAATTTTGAGTTTTTTCAAAGCACTACGTGAAGGTTTATTGTTTTCTACACTTGTATTATCTATATCATCTAGTTTATTTACCTCTATTTTGATGTTGTCATTTAATTCTTCAACTGTAGAATCATTATCTTCATCAATATAATCTAAATCTTCTAAATTAGTTTCATTTAAAGAAGAAACTTCTAGAACATCGGAATCACTTACATTTATAACCTTAACCTTATCATCTTCAGGAATGTCTATTTTATTAAAATTAATTGTGCTCGCTGCGTTTAATGATTGTTTATCCTCGTCGTCATCCTCGTCGTCATCCTCGTCGTCATCCTCGTCCTCGTCGTCATCCTCATCATTATCCTCATCATCGTCGTCATCATTATCCTCATCATCGTCGTCATCATTATCATTATCCTCGTCGTCATCCTCATCATTCAAGATATCTTCGCGTTCTTGTGATAGTTCTAAATTATTTTCACCGAGAATTATATCTTCGGTTAAATTGTCATATGCGTTAATATTCGTGTCCGAAGTAGGATAATTATTTGTATTGTTTTGTATACTATTTAATTCGTTCGCTAGTTTTTGAACGATTTCAAACATAGTATCGCATTTAGTTTCCATGTTCTCCATTCGTTTCTTGAAATGATATACCAAAGTAACAATGAGCGCAAAAGTAATTCCTAAACTTAAGAACAGAAATGTTTCAATAAATTTGAAAGACATATTTAATTTATTCATATAATAAATTTAATCACTCCAAACGAAATTCTTAATAATAAAAGTATAACATTATTATATAAATGAGTGCTATTGTTACAACTTTAACTGATAATGAAATAGACCCTTATTCTACTGAGCAAGAGAATCCTATGAAGCAAATGCTACAAAATCCAGAAATTGCGATGTCTGCTTTTGATATTAAAAATATAATTATTTTTATTTTAGTAATAATAATATTATTCATGATGATAGGAATTAATATAATTGACTTTGTAAGTAATTTAATTGAATATATAGCAGACGCTTTAAAACCTGTATTTGGAAGCATTTTATCAGCATTTGCATATTTAACAGGGACTACAATAAATACAACCACGGATGTTGTTTCTGATGTTGCTAAAACAGGTATAGATATAGTAGAAGATACAATACAAGGTGTAGGTGATATATTAATAGATGCAAGCAATCGCGAAGACAATAAGACGGAAGTATCCGATAAAATAGAGAAATCAGAAAAAGACGAACACAAGGATGAACCTGAACCCGATTCAAGTGAAACATCCATTCAGAGCGCAATTAGTAGTAAAAAACAGAATTGGTGCTTAGTTGGAGACTATAACAACAGACGTTCGTGTGCTTCGGTTAGTGATGCCGAAAAATGTATGTCCGGAGAAATTTTTCCATCACACGAAAGTTGTTTAAATCCAAACTTAATAACTAATGTATTACCCGACAAGCAGAGAGTTACTTTAGTAAATTAATATACATATACTAATTTTTTTTATTTTGTAATTATAATAATACTTACAAAATGAACGCTATAATTCGAAAAAGTGTAAATATGTTTAAAGCAAAGAAGATAACTGTATGTCTCGATGAAGAATGGATTTTATGTGATGTAAAAAACAATACTGCAAACGAGAACCTTACGAATAATGATACAAATAGTGTAAAAAAATGCAATAATTCTTCTAAAAATTTTGCAACACATATATACTCTCATAGTAATAGTCAAAATATCCCTTATTTAACCAATAATAAAATAGCAAATAATATTCAAAAACCATTAATGGTGCCAATTATCGATAATAATTCTTCTTTTATATCCACGTGTTATGACGTAATTATTAATATAATAGAAGAATTTGAAATATTAAAATTTCTTTTTATGTTTGATGATATCGAATTACCTTCAATAGGAATATGAAACGAGAACATTAGTTTATAGGAGAACCTGTAATAAAAAAATCATTAAATTCGGGTGTATGAGCCAAATTATTTTTTGTAACACTAACATCTGTAATGTTATCTAATTTTTCCAAATTAGAATTTGTTAAGTTCATATAAACCGCTGAAACATAGGATGAAGTGCTACCAAGATACACATACTCATTCGTGTCTTGTTTATCTATAGTGAATTTGACTTGTATATCATAATATGCAAGTTGTTCAATATGAAGTTGTAATTTAATCCCTAGAGAACCTATGTGTTTTAACGCATAGAAATTATTAGAATTATCCAACGTATAATTTAATGAAATATCGTTAAAACTATGGTCGACAATAGTTGGAGTAATATTTGTTAATACACCGCCAGCGTGGTCTAGAACTTGTACGTCAATTTTCGAAATGGATTTAGAATTATCATTGCCAATAATATCACCTGATATATCACCTGCAGCATATAATCCTAAGGGTATATTAATCGTAAATTCATAATCTTTATTAACCAATTCATTATCAATATTATCAATGTTATGAAATACTTTTAATAAACTAGTAAATTCACCGGACAAAGACTGTATATTAGTGCTGGTGTTAAACGACCATGCATCGCTCAATTGAATGAGTGGTAATCCAAGTTGTTGGGCGTTATTAGCATATCCATATAAAGGAACTTCTGGACGATATTGTAGATTAAAGGATGGACCTGGTATTCCAGCAGCACTACTCGAAGTTGGTAAATAAAGGTCGTTTGGACACGTAGAAACGCTAAATGTATTTGGTATACCATTTTCATTAGTTACCGTAACATTACTGGTTCTACCTATATTTTCAACGACATTTCTATAATTTTGAGCACGTGTTAATTTACCTTGAACGTTAGACGTTTTATTATATTGTAGAATTTCTGCCTTTCTACGCTCTGCTAATCGTTGAGATGTAATAATATTACCACTGCCATCCTTTTTTTGAGTTCCGTCAGCATTTGTATACGGATTTTCTATTTCTAAACGAATAGGTGGTTTCCTATTATTTAAAATTTGACGTCTTCGTGCTAATAATTGACATAATGTTTCAGACATATAATAATATATAAAAAAACTATATTATTATAGACATTTATAATCATTATGATTAATATTTAGAGTTTGAATACCAGTTATTTGATAAGTAATTCGCCTTACCTATTTTAACATTTTCGTCGGGATTTGATAGGTTAGGTCCAGCCATAACAATATTACTTATCTGAAATACACTAAGGGCTTTATCGAAATATCTCAAATTGGAAATATTGCCCCCTAAACCACCATATCCTAAATATATATCACCGTAATTCTGGTCAGGAACTTCGGATAGTGGAATACGAGTTGTAATGGTTCCGTTTACATAAATATCGATAATTTTATTTTGAAGACGAATTGCTAAATGAAACCATTTTTTAATAGGTAAATCGTAAAGAATAATATCGTCGGCATTTGTAGTTATTGTATCCATTTTTATTATTAGGTTTAATGTGCCATTCTTGGTACGCGCATCTTCGACAGCAGCATTCTGTTCATCTTCAGTCATAGCGTCCCACGTGCCTGCACCATTTTCCGTGTCGGTTGCAGTGGTAACTTCATCGATAAAAGCTTGTGTAACCTCGGCTGTGCCTTGTTTAGCATAAACACCAGGTGCGTTTTTATTGAAACCACTTTCAGGCTTGGTTCCTTTATTAAAAATATGTTTTTGACCATCAGTAGGTAATTCTAAATTTAACCAGGAAGACCACGTAAATTCAATACCCTTGTCTTCATTATTAGACCTGTAAATGGTTTTACCATTCTGTTTAGGATCTTGTGTTATATGTTTTTTAGCAGCGGTGCTATACATACCCTTGAATATGTAAGGTGATCTATCGGGTGTTGCGAACCAACTAACAATATAAATTCCTAAATTGAATAATAAAAAGAAACCAAAAAGCACAACAATTAAAAATACAAATTTGGCTATTATGCTATTGGTATCTAAGAAAGCGGAACCGACATCAGCAACGCTTGGAGAAGAAAAATCGCTTACCATAGAATTTAATCCTACTTTTGCGTTAGCAGCACTTTCTCCCAAGTTACTAAATGTGTCACCAACATTGGCAATCATACTCGATGTTTTTTCTTGTAAATTATTTCCTAATTGTTCTCCAATAGGTTTATTGAAATCCATTCTATATATTTATATACGATAAATAAATATATAAAAAAGGTGTAACTAGTAATTACCATAATGATATCTTTGAACTTTCAACTCCGTCTTTGAGTATAGAAAGGTTAACGTTCATCTCACTCGCTGCTTGTGTTAAACCACCCATTCCATTACCTTCCATGTATAGGTCCCACATTCCTTTCGGGTCAAGGGCGTAGGTAATGCGTTTATGTTCGGCAATGTGGGTATTAGAGGCAATAGCGCTACCTGTACCATAAGTAATACTATTTTCAGTAGGAGCAATATTTTGTTTTAATTTCACAGATTTTACCATTTTTCCATCAAGGTAAACATCCATAATTTGGTTATCAACAACTATTCCAATATGAACCCATTTTTGTATAGGGAAATTATTTGTTACTACAATATCAGTATAATCAGTAGCAGTATCATCAACTTTAATCTTTAAACCTGCATTATTTGTGAAATAAACTTCTAATTCAGTATCGCGTTTAAATAATGTTTGACTTGTTTGACCTGCTTCATTTTTCCACTGACCAATATGAACCCAAATACCATAAGATAAAATAGACGCATTCGGTTTAGAAACCTTTTCAGCTTCAATCGGCGACATATTAATTAATTTCGTTTGTGATACTAAACTTTGTTTTCCATCAAAATAACTTTGAAATAACATATACATAATTAAAACAACCAAAGCAGTTCCTAAAAATATAGTGGTGTAATTCATCTCTATATTTTTACATTATATTATTTATTGGTGGATTTCTACCATTTAATAGATTGTAAAAACTGGTAATTTGATATTTTGTTAAAGGTTTTTTATAATAATTAATATTACATATTGCACCATCAATGTTATCACCTCCAATTTTGAAAAGGTCTTTATCATAATCGCGTATAGGTTCGTTATTTGCTTCAAAAATATAAGTTTTAACTAAATCACCATTTATAAATAAATCGATACGATTATGATTATAATTAAAAACAATATTATTCCATTTTTGAGATTCAATTAACATATCAAAGCAAGGTGCGTTGCTTGAGAATGAAAATTTCAATTTATTTTTACCGGCGGTGGTTCCTATGTATTCAACCTTTGGAAAATAAGTCGAATTATTATCACCATAACTAAAAATATCACTCGTATTAACATTAGGGTCTTGTTGGTTCAAATAAATCCACATTGTAATAGAATAAGATGATTTACCTATAACATATTCATTTGGTTCATTATCACCTTGATTAATAGCGTTTAATAAATCTGTGTCCTCTTTTTTTTCATAAATGTCTGATATATATTTTAATGTATTACTTCCTTCATTTAAAAAATATGCGTCTTCGAGTAATGGTATAGATGAACCTTTAACGGTATTCGAAATTATATTAGGTAAAAACACATATGCAGTTATTAAGAGTGCTTCTAAACCAAGAAGTCCGTATGTAATGTTAGTGGTAAGAGCAAATTGAGTTTTAAAATATTCTAAAAATTCGTCTAGTAAACAAGGAATGTATAAAATAAAATTAATTACGAAACCACTCCATCCATCTATATTAGAAAGATGTCTTTTTAAAGCACGAAATAAAATAATAAGAGGAATAATGGAAATTAGACCGAGTAAAATATATCCAGTGGTTCCGGTATATATAGCATTATAAACGCCAAATTGTGCAAGCACAAAATGAAGACCAATGAGAAATGATATAATAAGACTCATTATTAAGAATAAACTTTTATATCTTTGTGAAGCGAATTTAAAAATATAGAGACCCATTAAACCAATCAAAGTAGCAAATGAAGCATAGAAATGCCCTTTATTTTTTTCAAAATTATTAGTAGAACGTTGTGATTCGGTCAATGGAATATAATATATAGTATTTACAAGGAGTATTAATAGTAATAATCTTGTAATATACAAAAAACTATTTTTTTCGAAATCCAATGTTTTTATGTAATTTTCCAATGTTTTAATGTAATTTAAAATAGAATCAACAAGTTTTTTAATTTTTGGTTGTAATTTGAGAAAATCCATAATATATATATTAGACCTATATAATTCCAATATATATATATTACGTTTGTATGTGTTGTTATAAGTTCTCCATAGCGGTTTTTTCTCCGTGACAATCGCGACATAATGCTACTAAATTATCAACGTGGTTACTACCTCCGTGTTCCAACCTTACCGTGTGGTCTACTTCAAACCAAGCGGGTAGTTGTTTTTGACATTTACCACAATGCCAATTTTGTCGTGCTGCTACAAACTTTTTTTTGGTTTCACTAACAGACCGCTTAGTAGTTTGTTTTCCAGATTTCAAAATGCGTTGTTCAGATTGAAGGTTCTGGTTATTTCCACCCTGAAGCATGTTAATATTATTATTCATACTGGTGTTATTTCCTCCTCTACTAAAATCGTATTTACTGGTAAAATCTAAAATGGGCGAAATAAAACTACTGGTGTCTTTATCAACAGGTAAATATTTCAAATATTCATTAGAAGCAACAATCATCGTTTTTGCGCGTTCAGGATTTTTACGAAATAACCAGCATAACATATATCCTACAAATGCGACCCCAAACATTTGAAAATATTTTTTCCAGGATAATACAATTTGAATGTATTTACCATCGGTATATATATTTGCTATAATGAAAGCAACAATAAAAAATATAATAATTTCAAAACGCATAAGATATATATAGTCAGCATATTTTATGACTCACGTGAATAAACATAAATAAGAATTATACATATAAGAGAAAGTGAAATATAAATATGATGTTTTTTGATATTAAGTTTTTCCATCATTATAAGGGGTGTTGCTTTATAGTGTGCGAAATATAAATCGATGGATTCAAGTAAAGTAACTTCTTCTTTGCCAATCATAACATTAATTTTATTATGTATAAAATGGACCCATCTTACCAATGATTCTCTATTATCTAAATAAGGTGTTACAGGATATTTATTAATTAAGTCACTAAATTTATTACCCATAGTGCCTATAGGTAAAAAAGTGGGCATATTATGTATTAGATCGTAATATTTACGTTTGGTAGCTTTATCTGGGCATTCGGGATATATCTGTGCTATAGTATGTAAAAAGAACCAATAATGAGGTCCCCATACGGCAGGATCATATTTCATATTAAAAGTATATAAAACTATCTTATTTAATTCATAGAGACAAATCGCATTATGAGTAAAAAAATGAATAATATAAATTACTGCAATAATTGTGGAAAGACAGGACATCTATTTCATAATTGTAAAATGCCTATTACGAGTTTAGGTGTAATAGCTTTTCGTAATAATAATGGTATAGTTGAATATCTAATGATACGTCGTAAGGAAACACTAGGTTATATAGATTTTATGAGAGGTAAATATCAGTTGAATAATAAAGAATATATAAAAAATATGCTAAAACAAATGTCCAATAAGGAAAAGGAACAAATAATGAATTGTGATTTTGATGAACTTTGGACAAATATTTGGGGCGATAATGGTTATAATAATAAATATAAGATGGAAGAAACGTCATCTAAAGATAAATTTAATGCTTTAAAAGATGGAAGTATGAAACTAGGATTTAATTTAAAAGAATTGCTGGATGAAATAGATGATAATTGGAACGAACCCGAGTGGGGGTTCCCTAAGGGACGTAGAAATTACCAAGAAAAGGATTATGATTGCGCAGTCCGTGAATTTTGCGAGGAAACCGGATATAACGAATCAATGATAGAACCTATGACTAATGTAGTGCCCTATGAAGAAACATTTACAGGTTCGAATTATAAGTCTTATAAACATAAGTATTTTTTAATGTATATGAAATATTCTGAAACGAAAGATACAAGTACATACCAGAGATCCGAGGTAAGTAAAATGGAATGGGGGTCTTTGGATAATTGTTTATCAAAGATAAGGGACTATAATTTAGAAAAAAAAGACATCATAACTAGGGTAGATACTTGTTTAAATAAAATGATGTTATATCGGTTATAATTTTGTATATTATATCATATTATAATATACAATAAGGTAAATGAGTAATAAAATATCAAATTCAATAAAATATATAAGTGAACCCGAACTAAAGACTGATAAGTCTGTTCAAAGTATTTTAAAAAATGATAAAAAGAAAAAAGAAATTATAATAAATCCAAATATTATTCAAAGATGTGAAAGACGAATAAAAATAAGTGATTTAAATGAAGCAATAAATATTTTTTCGGTTGATGATATTAAGAAGTTTATTGAAAATAGAATTAAGTATAATAAAGGAAGACAAAAATCAGGTGAAAGTCCTTGTCAAGAGAAAATATTATTTATAGGTAATTATGATGACATTAAAGACGAAACAATAAAAAACCAAATACTAGAAAAAACAGAGTTTATAAATTTTATTAAGGAAGATGATTATAATAATCATGTAGAAAAAGTTGAAAAACCTAAAAAAAACAAAACTGAAAAAGTCGAAAAACCACAAAAAGACAAAACAAAAAAAGTCGAAAAACCTCAAAAAAACAAAACTCAGAAAGTCGAAAAACCACAAAAAGACCAAGTTCAAGACACTGACAAAGAAGACTATTATTTTACTCGTGTTAAAGATAAAAATATAAATCCGGATTTAAGAACTATGGAAAACAAAGAAGAAATGAAAGATGTAAATAAAACAAGCAGTAATTTGGAACTAAATAAATTTTTATATCCAGAATTGGATGATGATAATTTCAATAGTAAATTAATGAAACATAAAGAGTTTAATAGTTTAAAACAAAGTATTAAAGAAGATGAACAAAAAAAATACACATTAAAAGAACTACAAGATGAAATGTGTGAAAATGAATTCGAATTAAGTTCTCATCAAATATTCGTAAAAAATTTTCTTTCTTATCATACACCTTATAATGGATTACTATTATATCACGGATTAGGAACAGGAAAAACGTGTAGTGCAATAGGTATAGCAGAAGAAATGAGAAGTTATATTAAACAAATTGGATTTGGTAGTGATAATATAAAAAAAATTATAATAGTCGCTTCACCAAACGTTCAAGATAATTTTAAGAAGCAGTTATTTGACGAATCAAAATTAAAACAAGAAAATGGAATATGGAAAATAGAAGGTTGTCTTGGAAATGCGCTTTTGAATGAAATCAATCCGAGTGAACGAAATGAAATGTCACGTTCAAAAATAATAGAAAATACAAAGCGCATTATAAATAAATATTATGCATTTTATGGTTACACAAAATTTGGAAATGTTGTAAAAGACGAAATCGAATATAAAAGAATTCATGTAACGGATGAAACTATTAAAAATCAATATAAGATAAAAAAAATAAAGCAAATATTTGAAGACCGATTAATTATAATAGACGAAGCACATAATATCAGAGATAGTGACGATAACGGAAATAGAGAAGTGCACAATCAATTAAAGGATATAGCGAAATATACTAGAAATCTCAAATTATTATTATTATCAGGAACACCAATGTATAACAATTGCGATGAAATAATATGGATAGCAAATATATTAAATTTAAATGATAAACGTGATGGAACATTAAAAGTAAATGATATATTCGAGACAAATGGTTCTTTTAAACCACACGGTAAAGATAAACTTATTGAACGTTTGACAGGATATATATCTTATGTAAAAGGTGAAAATCCATACACATTCCCAATGCGATTATCTTGTTTAAGTCAAATGCCGTTAAAAAAACCAAGTATTCAGATGAATGGAATAAAAATACCTGAAACGGAATATGATATGATAGAAAAGATGCCAATTTATTATTCCGAAATGAAAAAAGATGGAGTTCAAGAGAAAGCATATAATTTATTAATAAACGAAGCATTAAAGGATGATTTGTCTAATACGAAAGCATTTGGATATTCGTTATTACAACTACCGATTGAAAGTTTGAATATAGTGTTAGGTAAAAAGGATAGATTAAATGAAATGGAAAAGAATATTAATAAATCGCGTTCGGAACAAAAAGTCATATTACAATCTATGTTGGGTGAAAAAGGAATGGCGAATGCAATGTCTTACGAAGAAAAAATAGTCGATGGTGAGAAAACGAAGTCAAATTTTAAGTATATAGACCCAACTTATAAAATATTCGATGAAGAGAACTTGGAAAATCATAGCATTAAAATAAGTAATATTTGCAAGCAAATAAGAAAATCTCGTGGAATCATAATGATATATTCACAATATATAGATGGTGGTGTAATTCCAGTAGCGTTGGCTTTGGAAGCAATGGGATTTAAACGACGTGTTGGTAATAAAGTAAAGAATTTATTTCATAAAGATACAAACGATACTAAAGAAACAGATTACAAAGTTATAATAGGTGATAATGATGACGAAACAAAGAAAGAATACACCCCTCATTATATTATGTTAACTGGTGATGAACGTTACTCACCAGACAATGTTTCGGATTTAAAAAATTTAAACGACGAAAACAATAAAAATGGAGAAAGAATAAAAGTAGTTATTATATCTCGTGCTGCAGGTGAAGGAGTAGATTTTAGAAATTTAAGGCAAGTTCATATTTTGGAACCGTGGTATAATTTAAGTCGAACGGAACAAATTATTGGACGCGCTATTCGTAACAAGAGTCATTGTAGTTTAAAGTTTGAAGATAGGAATGTTGAAATATTTTTACATGCTACTTTAAGTGATAAGAAAGAATGTGCTGATTTATATTTATATAGATATGCTTCAAAGAAAGCTAAACAAATAGGAAATGTAACCAAAGTATTAAAAGAGAACTCGATTGATTGTGTTTTAAAATTCGGTCAGTATGACGATTTAAATGCTCGTTTAAAAATAGACCAAGCGGAAGAAATAAGTATAATGCGTTCGAGCGGAAAAGAAGAAAATATCAAAACACAAGATATTAAAAATAATGTTTATAATAATTTTACATCTATATGCGATTATACGGATAAATGTGATTTGAAGTGTGCGGTTGAATTACCAGATGATTCAGAAGTGCATATGGCGACATATAACATAGATTTTTCGAAAAATAATCAGGAAGGAATTTTAAAACGCATTCGCGCGGAATTCAAAAAAGCACCAAAAGGTCTATTTTATTTTCATCATAATGATTTATATAATATTGTTAATGTAAAGGGAAATTATAGTGAAGAACAATTTGAAGCAGCAATTATGACGATGATTGAAGATAGTAGTGAATTATTGGTCGATACATATGGTAGAAAAGGAAGATTAATTAATAAGGATAAATGGTATTATTTTCAACCTTTGGAAATAACTGATATAAACGCATCTATATTTGAGCGTTCGGTTCCTGTACAATATATAAAAGAATCATTTCCTGTAACAAAAATTAAACCTGCATTAAAAAATGAGATAAATAATATTGAAAACGAGGATAAAATACAAGCATCGAATAAAATGAACTCATATGATAAATTATTAGAAGATATAGATTTTGTATTAAATAACGATATACATTTAAAGGGTTCAAATGATAATACACGATATATTAATGGTAAGGCATATGAAAAATTTAATTGGAAACATAGTTTCATTTTATTAAGACCATATATAGAAACATTTATTAAAGACAATGATGATTTAAAACAAATTATCGTAGACCATTTTATAGACTTTCTATCTTTCGAAGATACAAAAAAAATATTAAAAGAATATCTTGATAAAATGGACAAAATCAATAATATAGATAACGAAATAGATGATAAAATAAAAAATTATTTTAACAAGAGAAGCATTGGAGAGAACCATTATTTTATACTACAGACATTAGGAAAAAACAAGCTACCAGCATTTTTTAAATTTATAGATGGCAAATTTATACAAGAAAGTGATATAACAACATTGAAACAACTCGTTAAAGAATATAAAGAAAATAAAGTGAATGTAGAACCGGATGAAATTTTTGGATTTATTGATTCAGAGATGAAATTTAATAATGAAGAAAAACTATTTAAGATTAGAGAAAAGGATATTGCTAAGAATAAGAAGGGTTCTATAATAAGAGGCACATATGAGAAAAATAAAGATATGATAGATAAAATATTCAAAAATATGAATGTAAATATAGATAATATTTACGATAAAATGATAGGCGATAATGTTAAAATACCTCATATAACCGCTGCGTTACCAATGTTAATAGAAATGTCATTAAGATATAAAACAAAATCTCAAAAGGGAAGTTTCTTAACAATAGATGAGTTTCATCAATTTTCAAAGAGTGAGAGAATAAATTTATAAAATTGATAATAATACAAATAACATATCTATATAAAATATACATCTTATATAGATACAATGGTAGAGAAAAATACAGAAAAAAAGGAACAAAAGTTTTATGGTGTTTATAACCAATCCGTATTATCCAAAAAAGTGTTTCTTTCTATGCCAGAAATTGGTAAAAATATAAAAAAAATTTTAGAAGAAAAACTATCTATTGAATATGAAGGTATATGCATTAAGGAAGGTTTTATTAAACCTGGTTCTATATCAGCTATTACATATTCAGCAGGAAATGTGAGTGGAGAAAATATAGAATTTCAAGTTATATTTGATTGTATGATATGTAGTCCAGTGGAAGGTATGCTTGTAGAATGCAAAACAAAGACCATAACTAAAGCGGGTATACACGCGGTTTATACAGATAAAGACGGTATATCTCCGTTGACAATATTCGTGGCGCGCGACCATCATAATACGAATGCTTACTTCAATAGTATTAAAGAAGACACTGACATATTAGTAAGTATTATAGGAATACGTTATGAATTAGGGGATGAATATATATGTGCAATGGCAGCATTAAAAAATTCGCAAATAAATCGTGAAGAGAAAAAATCAAAAATTAAAATAATGAATAATACATAAAAAGACAAAAATGGAACAAGAAAATAATAACAATATAAATGATATAAACATTTTTTTTAATTGAAATAAAATGGACGTTGAACATTTAAAAAATATTAAGATGTCAATTGAAAAAATGGAAAAACCACATCAATTAGAAATATTGAAATTGTTAAAAGAAAACAAGGATGTTGTATTAAATGAAAATAAAAGTGGAATATATGTAAATTTAACATATTGTCCTGAAGCTACAATAAAAAAAATATGTGAATATATAGAACATACAAAGATACAAGAAGAGACATTAAAAGCCATAGAAAAGGAAAAGGCAAATGTGAAAACAGAATATTTTAATAATGCTACCACAAGTATTTAAACCCTTGAAGATTTAAAGCCGCACCCTTGAAGCATTTTTATATTTTTCTATAAATATTATAGATGACTAATCATAAGACAGAGGATTACAAAAATTCCACAGTTAAATATTACTTTAACAACGATAAAGGAGATGGATACAAACGAACTTGTAAAATATTTGATTGTAAGAAATCCACATTTCGTGATTGGGTAAAAAGATACAATTCTACTAAAAATCTTACGAGAAGAAACAGAAAATCAATATCCTATAAAATTACAAAACCACAAGTAAATACTGCTTAAAAAATTATAAATAATATACTTAAAAATTAGATGGTTTAAGTATATAACTGGTATGCGATTA